ACTTGGTGAATTAGATTTAAACGATGATAATCCATGTCAAGCAGGATATGAACAAATAGGAATGAAAGATAAAAATGGTAGAAAAGTGCCTAATTGTGTGCCAAAACAATAACTATGAGAAAAACAAATGAAACTGTAGGAAATGCTGTTCCAAGTGATAGTAGAAGAGGTTGTATGTGTAAAGATGGTACATACTCAAGAAAATGTTGTGATGGAACTTTAAGAAGTCAAGGTGTCGGAAGAATATCAGGCGTAGGTGTTTTATTATTAGAATCAGGAGGTAACATACTACAAGAAAACGGTAACAATATAAAATTATAAATAATGTCAAAAAAAATATCACAATTAAATGCAGCTACAGAATTACAAGGAACAGAAAGTTTTGCATTAGTTCAAAGTAGCGAAACTAAAAAAGCAACTATAAGTCAAGTTATAAATTATATTCATAACACAGATATTACTGCTTCTGCTGGTGTTAATCTTGATTTAGACGATTCTCTTTATGATAACTCAAGAATGATTAAATTAAGCTGGTCAGGTGGTTCTGGAAATATGGTTTTAAGTTTGCCAGATGCTACAACTTCTAAAAGCACAAACAGAATTATAAGAATAGTAACAAATGGAGGTTTTAACACAAACACAAGAGTAAGATTAACTCCTATAGCTGGTCAAACATTAGATGGTTCATCTGATTATTATGAGTTAAATGTTTCTTATGAAGGATTAATGCTTTGGTCAGATGGAGCTGAATGGTTTATAATACAGAAAAAAGCATAAAAATCTAACAACCTTTTTGTATACAGTTAATTAGTTAAGATAAATTAATTTATAAATCGAAATTTATGGAAAACACTAAAGCTACATCAATTTTGAACGACATCATGGAAAAACTATCACTAGTTAAAAAGGATGAAGTAAAAAAAGTTGAGGTGAATCAAGAAGTAAATCTTTCGGAGCAAATTAAAGAAGAAGAAGAAATGTCTCAAAAACTTACTGAGCTTGCTTGCCAAGAAGAAGTAAAAGAGGGGTTATCTTCTGAAGAAGTTGTATCTGAAGAATTACAAGATGAAGCTCCTGCAATCGAGGAAGTTTCTGAAGAAATTGAGATGGATGAAATGAAATACGTTGGAAGAGACGAATTTGAATCTAAAATCTCTGAATTAAAAGGAATGATTGAGGAAATGAAATTAGGTTATGGTGAAGAAAAACTATCTATGCAAAAACAAATAGAAAAGTTATCTTCTGAACCAGCTTCAGAACCAATATCACACAACCCTGAAGGGGAAGTAAAACAAAACTTTAAATCTTTTGGTCAAAATAGAATAATGAGCACTAGAGATAGAGTAATGAACAGAATTGCTAATTTAAAATAAACTAAAAACTAAAATTAATTAAAAAATGGCTACTACTACATCAATTACAAGTACTTACGCTGGCGAATTTGCAGGCAAGTACATTTCTGCTGCTTTATTATCAGGTGTTACACTTGACAGAGGTGGTATTGAAATCAAACCAAATGTAAAGTTCAAAGAAGTAATCAAAAAAATTGCTACTGATGCTAACGTAATCAAAGACGCAACTTGTGATTTCACTGATACTGCAACTATTACATTAACTGAAAGAATCCTTCAACCAGAAGAGTTCCAAGTAAACCTAGAGCTTTGTAAAAAAGACTTTAGAAGTGACTGGGAAGCTGTATCTATGGGATATTCTGCTTTTGACAACTTACCTCCTAAATTTAGTGACTACTTAATTGGTCATGTTTCTGGATTAGTTGCTGAAAAAACAGAAAACAATATCTGGTCTGGAGTTAACGCTAATGCTGGTGAATTCGATGGATTTACTACATTATTAGCTGCTGACGGTGACGTTATTGACGTTGCTGCTGGAACTGTAACTTCTGCTAACGTAATCGCAGAATTAGGAAAAATAGTTGATGCTATTCCTTCTGCTTTATACGGAAAAGAAGATTTATACATCTATGTATCTCAAAATATTGCTAGAGCTTATGTAAGAGCACTAGGAGGATTTGGAATCTTAGAAAATGCTGCTGGAACTGAAAATGTATCTAGTATCGGTGCTAACGGTGTATCTAATCAAGGTACTATGTGGTGGCAAAATGGAGCATTATCTTTTGATGGTGTAAAATTATTTGTTGCTAACGGACTTGGAGATAACAAAGCTGTTGCTGCTGAAAAATCTAACTTATTCTTTGGAACTGGTCTTTTATCTGACCACAACGAAGTTAAGTTAATCGACATGGCTGATCTAGATGGTTCTCAAAACGTAAGAGTTGTTATGAGATTTACTGCTGGTGTTCAGTACGGAATAGGGTCTGATATTGTACTATATTCTTAATAAATTAAATTAACCAAAAATTAGGGTAGGTGGGTTGATGCCTACTTACCCTTTTTTTATAAAAAATAATAAAACTATGGCTTGTGGACTAAATATAGGAAGAAAAGAACCTTGTAAAGATGTAGTTGGTGGTATTAAAAATGTTTACTTTGTAGATTTTGGAGACTTAGGTACTGTTTCTGAAACAGATGACGAAGTTACTAACATGACAGGAGACAGCAGTAACAATTTAACAGCATATAAATATGAAGTTAAAGGAAACTCGTCTTTTGAACAAAACATTACATCATCAAGAGAAAACGGCACTACGTTCTTTGAACAAACATTAAATTTAACACTACATAAACTTTCAAAAGAAGACAATAAAGAATTAAAATTGTTAGCTTACGGAAGACCTCATGTTGCTGTTGAAGATTATAATGGAAATGTATTTTTAATGGGATTAGAGCATGGAGCTGATGTTTCTGGTGGAACAGTAGTTACTGGAGCTGCTATGGGAGATTTAAGTGGATATACTTTAACTTTAACTGGTATGGAAAGAAAGCCAGCTAACTTTATGAGTGTTGATAGCACTTCTGCTACATTCCCATTCAGTCAATTTGCTGGATTAACTGGAACTGTAACTATTACAGAGGGTACTAATTCATAATAATTAAATTTAATTAGGTAATTAAAG